AAGAGTAACAAATACACATATTAAACTAACAAGAGTAAATAAATTAAATTATGAAAATCGGAAAGTACAATTTTACATCACAAAATCAGGCCTTGGACGCGATTGATTCTTTAGGTACTGCAACAGACGAAAACGGAAATGAATATTCAACTTCCAAATCAACTTTTGTCCATTTAGGACACATCGTTTTAACTCCGGGCGAATATGACGAAGACGGAAACGAAACCGTTGCGCCTATATTATCGGACGATTGGCACGTCGACGTTCTTTGGACGGACTTAATTCCGGACGAAGACGGTAACGTTGATCACCCGGAAGGTTGGGCCGATCACAGCGCAGTAATTGAAGGCGAAGGCGTTCACGCATTTTTTGGTTTAAACTATCAATCTTTAAGTTTCTAAAATGAAAGGTTGGGCAAAGGTTAAAGATTTGTTTTGGTATTCGGACAGCGAACCGAACGAGGTTTTAATTGCCTTTTGTCATGTTATAGCATTGCCCGCGTCAATAGTTGTTGAATTTCAAAATCCAAGTTTATTTTTGATTTCCGGCGGTGTTGGTGCGGGTTTATTTCAACTTTGGGCCGTTCTTTTTAAGGGATGTTTAAGGTTTCGACTTTATGCGGTACAAATCGCGGCAATCGTTGCAGTTATGACCGTTATAAACTTAATTTCAGCCGGTTTAATGGAGGGATCTCGTGTTGGGTGGTGCATTATATTAATGTTTGCATTTTGGAATACAATTCGAGTATTTCGGGAAAAAATAGAAAAGGAATAATGGAACAATACACACAGATAATAATTACAATAATTGGTGTTCTTGGATCCGCGTCTATTTGGAAGTATCTTGAAGCGAGATTAAAAAACAAATCAGAACAAAAAAAAGTTGAATTACAAAACGATGATGGGGTGCAGTACAGAGATGACTTAAAGAATAGAGTACGCAACCTTGAAAGTATGTTGGCGAATTCAAGTGATGAAAAGGACACTTTAAGGCAACAAGTGTTAGAATTGGTAGCCGAAGTCAACACGTTGCGCGTTAAGGTTGAATTTCTTGAATTGGAAAATCAGCGTTTAAAAAATAAATAAATAAATATTTAGTATATTTACAAAAAATTTAAATAACAATAAAATTTATATATAATGGCTACAACGGGAGTTTTTAACGGAACAAATTTAATACTACAAATAGAAGGCGCTGCAGTTGGTCACACAACAAGTTGCTCACTTTCTTTGTCAATGGATACACCAGAGGCAACAACAAAAGATTCTAATGGATTTTCTGAGTATATCGGAGGCGTAAAAGGTGGTGAAATTTCTTTCGAGGGATTAGTTGCTTATGATGACGCATCAAACGCGATCGAAATGGCTGATTTTCTTTTGGCAAGAACGCAATTAACTTGTGTTTTTGGAACAACTGAATCAGGTGACGCAATTTACACAGCAGAAGCGTTTTTGTCAAGTGTTGAAATGTCCGCAGAAATGGAATCAGCAGTTACTTACAGCGGTTCTTTAACTATTACGGGAGCAATCGTAAAATCAACAAACTAATTAATTTTAGTTTTTACCATATAAAAGCCGCCGTCTAATTTAGGCGATGGCTTTTTATTTTTATTAATTAAATCTTTTAAATAATGACAAACAAAAAGAGAGGTTACATCGCTGTAAATGTAGGCGGTAAAAAAAGAACATTGCATTTTTCTATGAACTTTTGGGCGGAATTCACCGAACAAATGGGCGTATCACTTCAGGAAATCGGATCCGTTTTCGAATCAGGAATTTCTTTGTCCGGATTAAGGGCGTTAATATATTCCGCAACTTTAGCAAACGACTTAGAGAACAACAACGAAGTAGATTATAATATTTACACCGTTGGTACTTGGTTGGATGATTTAGACGCTGAAAAGATTAATGAAATCGTTGAAACAATGAGTCAATCAAAAATACTTGGAAACTCTTTAAACAACGAGGTTCGAAATACAGCAAAGCCGAAGCCGTCAAAGAAAAATTAACCTTTGATTCTTTAACCGATTATTATATTGGGCGAATAGGTATTTTGCCCGATGATTTTTGGCGGCAAACTTGGCGGGAAAATGGTTTAATTGCGGAATCGTATCATTCAAACGTGAATTTAGCTTGGGAGCAATCTCGTTATATTTCTATGATGATCTACAACGTAAATTGTCAAAAGAAATCCCAAATGCTAAAACCGGAACAATTGTTTCCGTTGCCGGTTGATGATCTTAGAAAAAAGAAAAGATCCGAACCGAAATCAACGCGCGCAGAAATGGACGCATTTATGGAAAAGTACAAATCAATGAATAAGAAAACGACGCTAAAATAAGGGCGTCTTTTTTTTTGTATTTTTGTCAATATACAACAGTTTTTTTAATATGGCGGATCAAAATTTAAAAGTTAATATAACCGGTGACAGTTCAAAATTAAACGCGGCTTTAGCGTCGGCAAGTTCAAAACTAAAAGGTTTCGGTTCAAAGATGCAAAGCGTTGGAAAATCAATGTCAACAAGTTTGACGTTGCCAATTGTTGCGGCGGGTGCTGCAGCTACTAAAATGGCGTTTGATTTTGACAAGTCGATGACTTCAATTCAGGCGCTCGTAGGGGTTTCCGCTGAAGAGGTGGGCAAAATGGGTGAAGCCGCTAAAAAAATGGCTTTAGATGCCGGAAAAGGTGCAAACGAGGCGGCCGAAGCAATGTTTTTTATTACGTCGGCGGGATTAAGAGGCGCCAAAGCGATGGACGTTTTGGATATGTCTTTAAAAGCGGCGGCCATTGGATTAGGTGAAACCAAAACAATCGCAGATTTATCAACTTCGGCATTAAATGCATACGGTGAAGAAAATTTAAGCGCATCAGGTGCAACAGATATATTAACGGCTGCAGTTCGTGAAGGTAAACTCGAGGCGTCGCAATTAGCCGGTGCAATGGGTGGCGTGATTCCGATCGCGTCGAATATGGGCATCGGGTTTGATGAGGTTGGTGCCGCAATGGCTGCAATGTCTAAGACGGGAACAAGTGCGTCCGAAGGTGCAACGCAATTAAATGCAATTTTAGCATCATTGAAAAAGCCAACGGATGGCGCAAAAAAAGCATTGGAAACAATGGGCATGACAACTGAAAGCGTTCAAAAATCATTGAGCGAAGAAGGTTTATTGTCAACTTTGGAAATGCTGCAGCAAGGTTTAAAACAAACCGGTCAAGATACAACGGCGATATTTCCAAATATTAGAGCGTTAAAAGGGGTTTTAGATTTAACGGGCGCGGGATTAGAAGAAAATAGAAAAGTTTTTGACGCGTTGAGCAACTCAATGGGAGCAACCGACAAGGCGTTTCAAGCGACATCACAATCGGCGTCGTTTAAAATGACAAAGGGATTGAATTCCATGAAATCGTCACTTTTGGAAGTTGGTCAAGTTATTCTTGTTTCTGTTGCGCCGGTAGTTGAAAAATTAGGGAATTTCTTTACAAGTTTAAGCGAAAAATTTAAAGCGTTATCGCCTACAACGAAAAAAATAATAGTTGCGTTTATTGGAATTGTTGCAGCGCTTGGACCGGTGATCGCAATCATTGGAACATTGATGACAATGGCGCCGGCAATAGGTACGGCGTTTACTGTAATGACCGGACCGATTGGTTTGGTTGTTGCTGCCTTGGCTGCGGTTGCCTATGTTATTGCAAAAAATTGGAAGCCAATCAAAAAAGCGGTGATCGACGTCGCAAATTACTTTATTGAATTGTACAATAAATCCGCTATAGTTCAGATCGGAATTAATGCATTGATAACGGTATTTAAAAACGCCTTTGCAGTAGCAAAATTTATGGTTAAAAATATCATTACAATTTTTAAAGCATTTGGAAAAGCAGTAATGGGCATTTTTGGAAGTATTGGCGATATTATAATGGGAGTTTTAACGCTCGATATTGCAAAAATTAAAAAAGGATTTTCCGGAGTTGGTGCGGCGATGTCGGACGGGTTTAATGAAGCCGTTGACGGAATAAAGGCCAACGCTACAGAATTAGGCGAAACGGTTGTCGACAATTTTAACGATGC